TTACAAAAAACGAATGTCCATGCTTCCGTCCTCATACACCAGCACTGATTCAACAAACGACTTCCAGAAGGTGTTCTTTTCCTGATCCGAAAATGTACGATATACAGATTCCCAGTCTTCAGACAACAGCTTCTTCACGCTGTCAAGGCTTCGCATAGGGGCAGCAGTCGAACACTTTTGAAGTTCTTCAATCTGCGCCTTGAACTTGTCATATTCACTTCTGTACGCTTCCTTGTCAATCAGGTCATCCATAAACAAATCATACAGCTTCTTCATTTTGCGTTCAATCTTTGCAATTTCAGCGACAGGATTCTTCTGCACTGTACTGGCAGCAGTCACTTCATACTTTGCAATATAATCAGACAGAGCAGGACGGATGTGCGCAAGCATGTATTCTTCAAGATCAGCTTCACGATATGTCTTGCCACGATCACACAGCTTTGATTGCGCTTTAAAATTACAGCGATAATTCTTATACATCTTTTCAGATCCGTCAGCCATCCTTCTGTATGTGACGGTACCACACATATAATGATTGCAGGACGAACAGATCAGAAGACCTGAAAAAATATAGAATTGTTGCGTGTGCCTGATCCGAACATTCCTGATCGCAAGTTTCTGGATGCGCTCAAAGCGTTCAGGACTGATTGTCGCAGGACAGAAGTCAGGATCATCACGATACTGACCTTTGAAAAGCGGATTCTTCAGGTATCGTGCAACTGTATCATAGCAGACACGAATGTTGTATTTGTCCTGAAGAAAAAGCTGCGTGTCACGCTTGCTGCATGTAGCTTCGAAGCGGTCAAACATATCAAGTGCAAAGCAGTTCCATTCAGGATCAATGATGACATGCTTTTCTGCATCCAGCTTCAGACCGCGTGGAAGGCTGCCTGACACATAGGTTTTATTTTTTAACTTATAAGCGAACACATCTTTGATTCGGTCAGAATCACGATCACATTCATCCTGTGCAACAGACAGACGGATGTTGATGTGCAGTCTTCCGTTCGTTGTTGTGGTATCATAATTTTCTGTGACAGCCTTCCACTGCACACCATTAGCTTCAAGTATTTCTTGAATTTTATGATAATCGCCGATATTCCTGAACCATCGGTCAAGTTTGGTAAATATGATCAGGTCGAAAGCGTGAGCCTTCACACCATCCAGAAGCCTGACAAACTCTTTTCGTTTGTTGAACTTCTTTCTGGCTGTCAGGGCTTCGTCAATGAATGTGTCAACAAGTATCATCCGATTCACTTTGATGAAATCTTCAAGAATAAGATCTTGCGCTTCAAGCGTATCGCCGTGAAGTACCTGATCATCGTGACTGCATCTGATATATTTAACTACACGAAGCCCGAAAAGTTGTGGGTTTGGAGTAAAAAAAGACATATAAAAACCTTCTTTCTGGTAGCGAAAGAAGGCTTGATATGATAGAATGTAAAAGGACATAATATCATCGTGGGCGGTCTTCCGCGATATATTTTGTTTTAATGTTTCACAAGGGAAGTCGCTGGTCACGGCTTCCTTTTTTATTTGTATAGAGTGCCTGAAGCGTGTACACAATCAAAACTAGGAGGATGACGCAATGGAAATCCTGACGTGGCAGGAACGAACAGACAGACACTTGACTCTGAAACAGCTGGAAGCCCTGACAGGAATCAGCAAGTCAACGCTGAACACGATTGAAAACGGCATCACATCGCCAACACTGCGCCAGCTTGAAGCGATAGCAGCTGCACTTGATGTCAAGATCACTGATCTGTTTGATTCTGAATATAAATGATAAGCTGTGTGCCGACAATACTTCTGACACTTATTTCCTGATATATGGAAATAACTGGAAGCGGTCTTTCATTCCAATAATTTCCATGATACAATCCCGACAAGAGAAGGGAGGGAAGCCGATGATACGAAAGAGAATCAACACGCTTCGGAATAAGTTGTCGGATGCACAGCTGAAGCGCATATATAAATACATAAAGTATGTATACATACACGGATAAAGTAAAAGGAAGTAGGACTGGTCAGGTCACTGCTTCCTTTTGTTTTGCTTAAATTCTTTATATGCTTTATGACGCTTGAAGCCAAAATATAAAAGCGGCGCAGCGATCACAACACACACAGGATTGAAAGCAACGAAGAAACCTAATAGCATGAAAATACCGAAGCCGATCAGAACATTTCCACTTTTAGGAACTGGAACAACTTCAACAGGCTTTTGTTCTTCATACTTAATAATATTATCAACCGAACGATAAACGCCAGTTGAATACACAGGAACTTCAGGAACATCGCCGAAGATTTTATAAAAGCAGAATAGCGTTGCTTTTGCATCGTCAAGCGCATCATGCCAGCTGTCTTCACTATATGAATAATATTCTGCACATGTCTTCAACTTTTGCCATTTATACTCGTTGTAACGCTTCTGACCATAAATTTCAGCAAATGCAAGCATTACATCAACGACAATAGAATTTTCTTTTGCATGATACTCAATGCCAGAATTAAAGATAAAAGGCAAATCGAAGCCGTGAATGTTATAACCGACAATCATGTCTGCATTTTCTAAAATGAGTTGAATAGTATGCGCATAATATAAAAGCGGTTTACAGTCTTTTACCATTGAAGGGCTTATGTGGTTTACTTTTTCAGCATCAGTCCAGCTTTCGTGATGAACAGGCTTAACATACTCACTGAAAAGGATTGCGCCAGAGCCGTCAATGATAGAAAGCTGAAGGATTTCATCGTCATAGCGATTCAGTCCTGTTGTTTCTGTATCAAGACAAATAATGTTCATTAGATCACTTCCTTTATTCAGTTTTATCCCAACCAACCTTCTTGACTAGCTGCTTCATATATTCTTTGATTCTTTCACGGCTTACAGCTGGTAAAGACACATACATTTCAACAAGTGCCTTGTCAAAATCGTTCAAATCATACTGCGCGCACAATTCATCAACGATTGTCTGCGGCAGATCGTCAAACATTTCCCCTTCGCCATACATCAAATAATCATAATTCACATTGTATTCGCGACAGATCGCCTTCGACATTTGTTCAGTTAAGTTTCGATTATTGTTTTCGATGGCTGATATTGCACCCTTTTTCACGCCTAACTTTTCCCCGAACTTTTCAAGCGTCAAGTCCAGCGTTTTGCGAATTTCCTTTACGCGTTCGCCTTGCGTCATGGTCAACACCTCACTTTCTTATTCATAGAATAGCACGAACAATATAAAAGGTCAATAAAAAAGTTCGCAGAGTAGACAAAAAACTATTGACAAGGTTTGCAATGTAGAATATAATGTCTACAGAGTAGAGAATAAACAACAGAAGGGAGCAAACAACATGGCAAAGAAAAATGAATTTTGTGTAAACGATAAAAAACGAGGAAGCTGCTGGGGCGAAGTCAAGACATGGGATGAAATAAAGGAAATGACCGACAGTGCAGACCTTCAGGAAAGCAAAATGATGGGCGTGCTTGAAGACTGGAACGGCAAGCGATACGCATGGATCAGAAATGACAATGAAAGCGAAAACTATTTTGTTGAGATATAGAAGGGAGCGAAAACAATGGAAATCAGATCGGAAGAACAGAATTTCAGCACATACAGAAGATTTTGCTTTGCAGGGGAAGAAGACGGAAATGTCGGCGTTGTTGAAATAGAAATCAGATGCAAGGAAACGGTCACAAGCGAGATAGCAAGAAAACTGGACGAACTTGCGACAGCAGCGCAGCAGAAAGCAAAAGAAATTATTGAGGGGCAGGAAGCCCCCCAACAATTCAAGCCAGAAGAAGGCAAGACAGCCGCATTGGTTGATGAATGGATCAATCAGTTTGGTCAGAATTGCGAGCATCTTCGATCTGCTGATGGTAGTCCTTCAAAATCTGAACAGTAGTAAAAGCAGAAACCTTCGCAATCAGTTCAAGTTGCTTCGATAAAGAATCGGATTCAGGAAACTTGTCGCGGAGGTCTTCGGAGGACTTCAAAGCGTTTTCGACAGCATTAAGATACAGCTTGTCAAAATCAATATTCATATTTCTTCACTTCCTTCCCTGTTTGAAATGGTGGTACATCTCAATTATAAGGAGTGAAGAAGAAAAGGACAACAAAAGAAATCGTATAAACATTACACGAAGGGAGGAAACAACATGGCAGCAGTCACAAACGAAAAGAAGAACCTGAACAGCCAGACTGAAGATGTCAGCGAATTTATTAAGCTGCTGAAGCAGATGTCTGACAGCGACAGAATGGTCATCAAAGGGATGATGCTGTGGGCGACAGGGGAAAACAGACCAGTAAAAACAGCCTGAAAAGGCATAGGATGTCCCCGACAGAAATGTCGGGGAGTAAATGAAAGGAAAGTACAACATGAACACAAAAGGAAAGATTGATTTTACAAAGACAGATAACATTCAGTTTATTGAAGAAGTAGCCAGCGAGATCAGCAAGGAAGACAAGAACTGGCAGTGGGAAGCAAGAGAGATAAAACAGCATAGCTTGTTGCTGTGGTGGGAATATCTGGAAGACGAAAAACAGGAAGGCTTCAGGATTGAATATGACGAAGCTGAAGAAGTATTCAGCGTATATGACGAATGGGACAACGACATCACATATGAACTGGAAGACACACTTGACCTGAAAAGTACGATGCGAAGTGTGTTCTGGTATGCATCAAGCAGATATTAAGAAGGGCGGTGCAGCAGTATGACAAAACAGAATTTATTCACAGAAGAAGAACTAGCAAAGGTTACGGACGAAGCAGAAAGAAAGCATCTGATCGAGTGCGCACAGGATCAGTCAAAGATTGATTTGCGGTATATGAAGATCATGGACAAATATGACTTGTGGGAAAAAGGGAAGCGCAGCAGATACTTCCACGCAACAACACATGAAAATGCAGAAAAGATCATGCAGGACGGAGTGATCCGAAAAGGAATGGACGGCGGCGTGTATATCTGCAAACAGCCACTTGAAGCAGCGAGATTTGTTGCGATCCGCGGACATGAAACAGGAACGATCTTTGAAGTCGAACTGGAAGAAAGGAAGATTGTGGAAGCACACGATCACAACGAAGCCTTATTCGGCTGCAAAGCATATATGCACATGGATGACATACCGACAGCAAAGATTGTGAAAATATCAAGATATTCAACGAAGGAAGATTGACTGTAAAGCCGAAACAGCGCGACACGCGCTGTCGATGAATGATGGCTTCATTCATCCTGACGATGGCAAGCTAACAGCCAGCATCAGAACATTGTGAAAAAATAGCGGCGTGTGTGTACTGCCAGAACTATACACAGATGGTCAACAGGTTTTAGGGATGTTTTTAATGTGAAAACAAACAACACAATGAAAAATCAAGACCAGAAGGGGGAATGAATAAAAAATATTTTGGATGCGCGAAAGCGGTATGTGAATATCAGGAAGGGCAGGGAACAGCAGTGTTTGAATTAAACAGATTATACAATGCGGATTGCATGGAAGCTATGAAAGAGATACCAGACAAATATTTTGAACTTGCGATATGCGATCCACCATACGGAATCGGGATTGACGGACAACATAGAAGCTTTTCAAAGAATCCGAAACACAACAGAAAAGAACACAAGCAGAAAAGCTGGGACAAGTCAATTCCTGACGAAAGCTATTTCAGGGAACTGGAAAGAATATCGATCAATCAGATCATATGGGGGGGGAACTACTTTGTCGAACATCTACACAAGGGGACAAAGGGCTGGATCGTATGGGACAAGGGACAACATGGATTGACAATGTCAGACTGCGAACTTGCATATACGTCCTTCAATGTACCGACAAGAATTGTCGTGATGAACAGGGTTGAACTGATAAAAGACAATACATTCCACCCGACACAAAAGCCTGTGAAGCTATATGAATGGGTTATCAGCAGATATGCGGCAGCAGGCGACAAGATAATTGACACACACGCAGGAAGCGGCGCATGTCTTCTGGCAGCGCACAGAACGCAGCACGACTTCATAGGGTTCGAGATTGACAAAGACTACTTCACAGAAGCAGACAAGAGAATCAGAAACGAACAGGCACAGATGTCAATATTTGATTTTATGAAATAGAACAGGAGGAAACACAATGGCGAACATAGATGTCATGTACAGCAGCAAGACGGATCAGTGGGCTACGCCCGAAGACTTTTTTGAAGAACTGGACAAAGAATTTCATTTTGACCTTGATCCATGTGCTGACGAAACAAATCACAAATGTGAACATTATTTCACGAAAGAACAAAATGGACTGAAACAGGACTGGGGGGGGCATCGCGTCTTTTGCAATCCACCATACGGCAGAGCAATCACAGACTGGGTGGAAAAGTCCTTCAGGGAAGGAACGAAAGACAACACGATCGTTGTTATGCTTATACCAGCAAGAACAGACACGCGATATTTCCACGACTTTATACAGCATAGATCAGAAGTCAGATTTGTCAAAGGTCGCCTGAAGTTCGGGAACAGTAAACAAGCAGCCCCATTCCCTTCGATGGTTGTTATATTCAGGGGTGCAGGAATGTGAAAGGAAAAGAGAAGATGAAGACAAATGAAGTGATTTACATATCAGGAGCGATCAGCGGAACATCTGACTACATGGAAAGATTTGAAAAGGCTGAAGCGTTCCTGAAGGGCAAAGGGTACAAAGTTATCAATCCAGCAAAAGTGATGTGTCCGCTTGATGGCGTTCTGGGCTACGAAGACATGATGGACATTGACATGATGCTGATTGACAGGGCTGACATCATATTCATGCTGAAGGGCTGGCGCGAAAGCAAAGGAGCAAACAGAGAATATGGACTGGCTATGGGAAAAGAAAAGATTGTCATTGAAGAAGAAGACGGCGATCTGATCAAGTCGATGCTTATGAGATAGACACAGAAGGGAGAAAGAGCAATGAAACCAGATGCAAGAAGAATATTTGAAGCAATAGCAATGATCCTGTCGAACAGGAATGATGGAATCAGGGTGCAGCTGTCAGAGATTAAGACAAAGGCAGCGAAAGCATCTTGAAGGGCAAAAAAGAAAGCCTTCGGACTAGCTTGGCGGCTTCCGAAGGCGATCCCGATTGTGACTTTTAAAGGTCTGCACATCTAATAAATATTATACAGCAGACCTTGAAGAAAGTCAATAAAATCGGCGTTTTCAAGCGGCTTCGCGTCCTTGTAATAGATAGTAACAAATCAAAGAAATATATAAATATCTATAACAGGAGCGACAGAGCATGGGAAGAAGAAGGAAAGCTGTATACATAGAATACGACTATGAAGCAGCCTACCAGAAAGCATTGACAGACATGGAAGAAGACAACATGGAACGAATGCTGAAGGAAGGGCGCGTCAGATCACTGTATGCAACCAAAGAGATCAGAGCAGGGGAACAGATGGATGTTGAAATATATCCAGAGTTCAGAAGAAGTGAAAGGGAGCAGATACCAGACGAAGCGAAGAAAGCAAGGCAGAGAAAAGCACAACGCAACCTGAATGAAAAGAACAGCAGGAAGGAATGCGAACGGACGATCAATGCGAACTTCGGGAACGATGACATCTGGGGAACATTGACATACACAGACGACAATATGCCGAACAGCATGAAAGAAGCGCAGCATGACATGACACTGTACATCGGGCGGCTGAATTACGAACGAAAGAAGATGGGGCTTGCAAAGCTGCGTTATGTGTATGTGACAGAGTGTTCAGACAAGGGACGCTGGCATCATCACTTTGTATGCGATGGCGACATGGGACTGGAAGCAGTCGAAGAAAAGTGGAAGAAGGGGCGCAGAAATCAGGTGCGCAGGCTTCAGAAGGATGAACACGGACTGTCAGGAATGGCAAAGTACATCACGAAACAGAAGCACCCTGAAAAGAAAGGCAAAGAGCCGAAACCAGTTGAAAAGTATCAGAAGGCATGGAAAGCCAGCAAGGGACTGAAAAAGCCTGAAGTGAAGAAGAATCACTATAAATTCAAGCAGAAGGACGTTGATGAAATTGTCACAGGCAGATGCGATCTGGAAGACAAGCTGAAGAAATGGTATGCAGCAGACGGATACAAGCTGACATCGTATGAAGTCAGATATAACAACATGAATGGCAGATTTTACATATACGCAAAGATGTACAAGCCAGAGGAAGGAGGACAAAAAAAGAGTGGCAAGCAGAAAAATAAAGCTAAACCGAAGACAAAGAAGAAGACGCAGACGAAGAAGACAGCTGATCAATGCAGCAGTTGAAGCCGTTCAGGGCATCAAGGGAATATTCCGAAGACTGGGCGCGCTGATCAGCAGAAAACCAAAGCTGTCAGCAACAATCCTGATTGCATTCCTGATCCTATATGCGGCAGTGATGGAAGTGCTTGCATTCAGGGGGATGATGACGAAAGGCGACACAGTGACGGAACATACAGAAACAACACAAGCAGCAGAACCGACAGAAAGTGACCTGAATGCGGTTGAATATCCATTCAATACAATGTCACAGGATTGGAGTGGCGAAGACATGGAAGGCTTCTGCTATCACGAAATCACTGACGAATGCAAGGCAGCAGGCGGCACATTCCCGATCATGGCGCAGATATATACATACATCGTCTGTGAAAATTATGGCGTTGACTATGAAATGGTGTTCGCCCTGATCGAGAGGGAAAGCGAATGCAGATGGAACGCTTCAGGCGATGGCGGCACATCATGGGGATATATGCAGATAGCGCAGAAATGGCACAAAGAAAGAATGCAACGCCTGAACTGCACTGATCTGACAAATCCATATCAGAATGTGACAGTCGGCATTGATTACCTGAAGGAGATTCAGGACAGCTTGCAGGAAGTTCCAGAAGATGTGCGTCCATATTATGTGCTGGCAATTTACAACTACGGAGCAAAGGGAGCGAAAGAAAATCTTTTCAATCATGGCGTGTTCAAATACACATACAACACAGAGATCATGGAAAGAGCAGCACAGCTGAAAGCAGAGAAAGCAAAGAAGGAGGAACAAAAGTGAACAACAGTGACAGATTGAACCTGAACGCGGTCATCACGAACGCTGAAATATATGCAGTGAACGTGATCAAGACAAGACTTGAAGCGTCAGGCATCAAGGAAGGAACAACCGACTACAAGATCATAATTGCAAGGACAGCGGACTTGCTTGTGCATCACAAAGAAGAAGTGCGCGACATGTACAAGAAGAACAAAGCACTGCTTCAACGCTGGATCATCGGAGAAACGCACATGGAAGACCTGAAAGCATTCAGGAAGATGCAGAAGTTCGGATTCACAGGCGACATCGTGGAAGACATGAAGAAGGTGGGTGCGGATAGATGAACATGAGATATGCAAGAAGGTCTGAAGACACCGAACAGATCAATGTGATCAGCTGGGCGGCATGGCAAGAAGGGAAATATCCTGAATTGAAGTGGCTGCATCATATCCCGAACGGCGGCAGCAGGGGAAAAGCAGAAGCCATCAAGTTCAAACAGATGGGCGTGAAGTCAGGCGTTTCTGATTTGTGCTTGCCATATCCGAAGGGAATATATTGCGGACTGTACATCGAAATGAAATACGACAAGGGAAGACACCAGCCGTCACAGAAAGAGTTCTTGACCGATATGGCGGCAGCAGGACACTATGTTGCGACATGCTACACAGCGGAAGAAGCGATCAAAGTCATTGAAGAATATGTCAATCTGATTGACGGAAGCGGAATCAAAGCAATGTTCATTGAAGGAGAAAACAAAGCAATGATGTCAGTCCAGAACAACAGCGTATGGAAAGACGGCGAAGTGAAACCGCTGAAGGTGTAGGACATGAACGGATATGCGGCAGCAGTCAGACAGTTTTATGACATATACAGACCGATTGCAAGGAAGTACGGACTGCGAATGTCAAGCCACACTTCAATATATGACGATGGATGGATAAAGATATATAAAGGCGAAGGAGCAGACAGACAACAGATCATCAAGATTGAAGAAGCGAACGACACAGACCTATACGACAGGGCAAGGGAAGCAGTGATCAGCTGGGAGAACAGCAAGAAGGAAAGAAATGCAAGACGATAGGAAAGCGCATCAAATCACATTGCAGGAACTTGGGATCATACCGAAAGAGCCAGAGCGAAAAGAAGAAGTCAGAAAACAATATGCTTCTCCTTGCGGCGGTTGCGTGTGTAGCCACTGCGCAAACAATGTGGAAACGCCAGACACATGCACAGGAGAAATGAAAGAACCTTGCTTCACATGTGACTATTGCAAGCATTATGACGGAAAAGGAACAGACAGGCGACTTCAAGATTGTGACAAATACATTGTGACGGACGAACACGCGAGAAGGTTAAGAAGACACATGAAAATAATAAACAGGAGGAAAGCACATCAATGAAAATAATAGCAGTAATGAATCAAAAAGGCGGCATCGGAAAGACAATGACCGCAGCAGCTATCGCCTACATAATGGGCGAAGAAAAAGGAAAGAAAGTATTGATCTGCGATGCAGACCAGCAGGGGAACGTGTCACTTTTATATGACAGATTCGATCCTGAAGGACAGGGAATGTCGGAACTGCTTGAAAATCATCAGGCAGCAGGCGGCGAATATTCGACAACAGACCTGATCCAGACGACACCATATGGGAACATCGACATCATACCAGCGAACGGATATTTGATGCGAACAAATATGTTGCTGCTTCAGGAAGATGGAGAAGATCAGATCCTTCGATTCGCGGCGGCAATGAACGAAGTCAGAACAGTATATGACTATTGCATTGTTGACTGTGGATTGCTTATGGACATGACAGTCACAAATGTGATGATTGCAGCAGACCTTGTGATCGTGCCTGTCAAGATCGGAGGGTTTGAGATTGAAGCAGCATCGAACATGGACAGTCAGCTGGCATCGTTCAGAAGCGTCAATCCCGACATTCGCATGAAGGTGTTGATGACGATGCGCCAGAAGAATCAGACAACACTTCAGGTTGAAGAATGGCTGAAGACACAGTCAGGACATGACTGCTTCGCAACAGCAATCAGGCGTTCAATAATCGCAGAGAAGTCAACAGTCGCACAAGTACCACTTCCGAAGTTTTCAAAGAACTGCATCGTGACGCAGGACTATCGTGCGGCAACGTATGAACTTATGAAGGAGGTATGAAGAACATGGAAGTCAAAGGACAGGTCACAATCAGCATTGACGACTTTGAAAAGCTGAAGGCGGCAGCAGACGCGAAGGAATATGCAGAAAACCAGCTGGAAGCGTTCAGGGACAGGATGACACAATTCTATGAACTGGACGACACAGACTTCTGGAAGCGTATAAAAGAGATTGACAGCACACCGAACATGTCGGACAGGCAGATCGGGAAAGCAATAAGCGAAGCCAGAAAGACACTGAAGATCGTGATTGATACAGACAAGCTGAAGAAGCAGATCAGGGCATCAATAAACAAAAAGGCATACAAAGACGATGATTCACACATTGACCTGAAGAACACGACAGACAATGAACTGGATGCAATAGAAATATGCTTCAAAGAGAAGGAGGACTGAAGATGGCGTGGAATGTAATGGAGCAGCTAAACAAAAACGCACAGAAGGCAGCAGTCGGCGATGAAACACCGAAGGCAAGATTCAGGACGAAAGACATCAACATCAAAAAGCTGTACAGCAACGACAAGAACTTCTATTCGGTCACAGACATTGAACCGCTTGCGCAGAAGATTTTACTTGTCGGGCTGATTGAAAATCTTGAAGTTGTTCACGATCCTTGCGATCACGGCGAATATAGGATCACAGCAGGCGAAAGAAGATGGCGCGCACTGAAGCTGCTTGTGGAACAAGGCTATACAGATTTTGAAATGGTAACGTGTCAGATTCAGACACCAGCGTCAGCAGATGAAGAAATGCTGCGCCTGATCATTGCGAATGATTATCGAAACAAGACAGTCGCAGACATTCTGGAAGAAGAAAAGCAGCTGAAAGACATATTGCAGCGAATGAAACAGGAAGGAAAGACAGTCAAAGGCTATAAACTTGACAGCGGTCGCCTTCGTGATGTTATCGCGAAGATGCTTCAAATGCCAGCGACAAAGATCGCACAGATTGAGAGTATCAACAAGCACTTGATCCCTGAATTTGCTGAAGAACTGAAAGAAGGTCGTCTGACATTTTCTGCTGCCTATGAGATCAGCGGAATGAATGAAGAAGCACAGGCAGAAATGCTGGAACGCTATCAGGAAAACGGATTGACTTTCAAAGAGGTTAAAGAGATCAAGAAGCAGCAGGAAGAAAAGGCAGCATCAGAACAGATTGAAAGTCAAATGACACTGGACGATGAAGGACAGCTTGCAGATGATGGCGAAGACATCGAAGAAGCAGAAGACGATGCGGACAATCAGGACAAAGAAGAATGGGAAGATGCACACCCAGAAAGCATCACATCGCTGTGTTATAGCTGCCAGAGATATTCAGAATGCAATGTGAAGACAGGAACATGTCAAAGATGCGATCAGTATGTGAATAAGGCAGAAGCCGAAAAGACCGAAGAAGAAAGATACAACGAAGAACAGGACGCGATTGACAGAGAAACAGCAAAGAAACTTCGCGAGAAGGCAGACGAAGAAAAGATGCAGCAGCTTCCTTCGCAACAGGAAAAGAAAGTGCATGACGTGAAACTGGGGACAACATTCTTTGATGATGTCAAAACAGGGCGCAAGACATTTGAATTGCGAAAGAATGACCGCGGATATAAAGAAGGCGACATAATCGTGATGCACGAATACAAGGACGGAACAACGACAGGCAGAACAATCGAAAAGAAAATTGTGTACATGCTGGAAGACTTCACAGGGCTTGAAGACGGCTATTGCATTTTAGGACTGGGAGAAGTAAAGGCAGGCGAAGAATAATGAGAAACAGACCAGAAACGACAAAGATGCTGTCATTGTCAGTAGAAAAACACATAAATCCGTATAACGATACAAGAATATACTGGGCGCGTGAAGTGACCTTTGATTATTCAACATCAAAAGGGAAACGCGTTGACTATATGCTTTTTAAGCCAAAGAACAACACACCTTCAGGAATTGAAAAAGGCGACTTTTATTGCTACGAAGTGAAGTCATCGGTTGAAGACTTCCATTCAAAAAACGGGCACAACTTTCTGGGCGACTTTAATTATTATGTAATGCCTGAAGAAGTATATGCAGCAGTGAGCAATGAAGTTCCATACAATGTCGGTGTGTATGTTCCTGACGGATTGAACCACAAAGGGACATGCTACGACTTGAAGTGTATCAGGAAGGCAAGAAGAAAAGACAGGGACAGATCAGTTCAAGAAATGCTGCTAATGATGTTTAGATCGGCAGCGAGGGACAGGAGGAAGGACAATGGAATTTTGCAGATGGTATGACAAACAGTTTGAAGATGTATCAGAACACGAACAGGAGCAGTGCGAAGAAAATGGTCAGGATTGCAGGACATGTCCTGACCTGATCGCAGACAGCAAACAGGCGGCAGCAGTCGCAGCAGATTATATTGACAATCCAGTAATGGAGTTTGGAGCATAGGAGGAAAAGCAGATGCAGGACAGCAAAGAAGTGAGAGAAATGGCGAAAACATTCAGAGAAGCAGCAGACGTTCTGGAGGAAATGGCAGACTTCGCAGAAAACCGCAAGGAAATGACAAAAGAGGAAAAGGAAAGCAAGGAAGAAGAACTTCTGGGAAGATTTGCAGCGAAAATGATTAAGATTCAGCGATTCAGCTAATTGCAGGAAGGGGAAGCAGTATGAATGAAATAATCTGTAACAAATGCAACACAACATTCACACCTGACATGATAGAGATTCAGAAAAAAGTGATCACGCAGGATGAACATGGGGATGATGCGATCGAACAGTATTATGAATGCCCGATCTGCGGCGCACATTACACGATCACGATTATGGACAGAGTACAGCGCATAGCAGTCCAGAAGCGCAGACAGTACCAGACAGCAATCCAGAACGCAATCAGGGCAAGAAAGCCAGCAAGAGCGCAGACCTACAAAGACAAGGAAAGAGAACTTGCAGACGACATTCAGGCACGCGCAAAGATGCTGAAGGAAAAATATGGAGAATATACGGAGGAATAAAAAGCATGTACGAACATTTCACAAGACAACAGCAGCAGTTCGATGTCAGACGCGGCGATGTGTATTATATCAATAACAACAGAGGGCAGAGAGGAAACGAGATCAGGAAGGACAGACCAGCGGTCATTGTATCAGCTGACTTCCTGAACAAACACAGCGGTGATGTGGTCGTTGTGTTCCTGACATCACAGCCGAAGAAGGACATGTCAACGCATGTGACGATCAGAACGACTGGAAGAGTGTCGGAAGCACTATGCGAACAGCCGACAACAATCAGCGTGGAAAGATTAAACAACAGAATCGGCAGTGTGACAGAAAGAGAAATGCAGCAGATAGACATTGCGCTTCAGATAGCTTTGAATTTGGATGCAGGAGCAAACACACAGCCAGAACCCGAAAATCAATCGGGGGGGGCATCACACAGCAGCGATGATGCAGTTGAAAGCGAACACGATTGCATCATACGACTTGAAGCAGAACGCAACACATACAAGAAACTTTATGAAGACATTATGAACCGAAGGAGATAGAAAAACATGCAAAGTATATGGATTGAACAGGCGATTAGCAATCTGGGTGGAATTATCGTGATTATATTGCAGCTGGGATTCATTGCAGTCCTGACAGCACTGATCATCCTGATTGTTACAGAGATAATCAAGGCAGCAGTCAAAGGAATCAAAGAGCAAAAAGGAGCAAAGAAGAATGAATAAGGTCATATTGATGGGAAGGCTGACAAGGGATGCACAGACACGATATACAGAAGGCACAGAGTCTATGGCAATATCACGATTCACACTTGCAGTTGACAGGAGAACACAAAGAAATCAGGAAGGACAGTCAGCTGACTTCATTTCCTGTGTTGCATTCGGAAAGACAGGACAGTTCTTCGAGAAGTACGGACAGCAAGGGACAAAGTTTGCAATCGAAGGACGCATTCAGACTGGAAGCTATACAAACAGAGAGGGACAAAAGGTCTACACAACAGATGTCGTCATTGAAACGGCTGAATTTGCAGAAAGCAAAGCGGCAGCAGGAGAGAACCAGCAAAGACCACAGCCAACACCAGACAACGGCGATGGCTTTATGACCATACCAGACGGCATTGACGATGAATTGCCTTTTACATAAAGGAGCAGGAAGGAGTGAAAGACGTGAAACTGAAGGGATACGCAACAAAGATAAAAAACAGGCTTATGGGGCAGAATACAAAGCCACAGAAGGAAGAAAAAGACGATCTGTCAGAGAAAATCGCAGAACGTACACAAGAACTGATTGCGGAAGATAGACAGGAAGCTATCAGGGCAGCAGTTGTGGAAGCACCTGAACCAGAAGAAACAACAGAGCCGCAAAAAGAAGAAAGAAATATCAATGCAGATGTGATGAAGCTGGCAGCAGCCACAAGAGGATTGAAGATTGATCCTGAATGGACAAGAGAAGAAACAATCAAAGCTATATCAGAATACAGCGCACTTTCTGAAGAGGAAATTGAAGCATTGCTTGAATCGACAACAAAGTTCGCGCAGGAAACAGGGCAGAAAATAGCAAAGAGCATCACAGAAGCGTTTGAAAGACTGAAGCCAGCGTTTGAACAGGTAGGAAAAGCAATCGCAGAAGCATTCAGGAAGACAAAGTGGACAGGATTGCAGCTGCGCAAGGAACTGATCAGCAACAACAGGCGCAAAATGAAAGGAATGCCGATGATCAGGGCGAAGGCACTTGAAAAAGCAAGAAAGAATAAAAGGCGAAAGCCTAAGAAGTAGGGAAGAAGGTGTGCAATGTGCAAAATAGCGATGAAACACAGCAGGACATGACGGAAGCAATCAGGATCGCGGTGCGAAGGGCATTTGCTGAAGTCAGAATCGAAGAAAAGAGGGCAGAGAAGAAGAAAACACTGTATAACACACGAAGATTGATGGAATCATACATAGATTTGAAAAAATACATCAATAATGCAATTACGGAGGAAGAAGAAGTCACAGAAGCGGCATACAGCGTCCTGAAGGGCGAAAATGCGAAGCTGAAATCTGTCAAGGAAGCGAAAATGGTCACAGCGATGATGATTATTAACATTGACAGGGCATTGACCGAACTGGAAACCGAAAGCAGGAAAGAAGGCACATTGTACAAGTATGAAGCGTTCAGAATGCACTATATTGACGGACTGACCTTTGAAGAAATTGCGGATCAGCTTGATTGCGGAAAAAACAGCCCTTCAAACTGGTGCAAGGCGATTTTGAAGAAAATGTCTGTCAAATTATTCGGAATTAACGGAATTTGAAAAAAGGCGATCTGAAAAAGGCTTTTTTCGAGGGAAACGACAACGAAAGCATGGGAAAAGCGTGGGAAAAGTGAGGGTTTTTATAGGGGACATCCTAAAGTAAAATAGTATCGTGAAATGTTGTACAGAAAGACCGAAACAGCACAGAAGTGTTGAATCGGTCTTTTTTATTGCATTTCTGCCCTCTTATTTGCGGAATGTGGGTGCTTATATAAGGGCATCCACAGGAAGCATTAAAACAAGGCTTTATATAGGGGCATACCTGACAGGGGCGCATATATAGGGCATATATAAGGGGTATATATAAGCGGCTGCATATAGAGCCTATACAGACGGATATATGAAGCATATGCAGCAGTAGGAAGGTGGTGCAAGGGTTTGTTATTTCACAAGTGCAGATGTGGGGCTTTAATACCACAGAATATAGCTGAATGTGAAGCCTGTGCAGCGAAGGCAGCAGGGCAGCAGTCAAGACACATGGAATACAACAAACACCGAAGAAACAAGAAGACAGCAGCCTTCTATGTATCAAGTGAGTGGAGGAAGACAAGAGCCGAAACAATCAGGAGGTTTGATGGCGTTGATATATATGCCTTCTATGTGCTGCATGTAATACAGACAGCTGACATGGTGCATCATATCACACCTATTGAAGACGACTGGAACAGACGACTTGATGCAACCAATCTGATCCCATTGAGCAATCACAGCCATGGAATCATTGAAGCCTTGTACAGCAAGGATGAACAGACAAAAAAAGCGACACAAAAGATGTTGTATGACCTGAAAGAACGCCACTGGAAGGCGACAGGGGGAGTATGAAAAAGTATCGGGTTAAGTTTATTTAGTCGCGCTTTCCCTATTCCGTGGAGAAAACTCCCCACGGAAAATCCAGATCAGGGCATCCAAAAAGGGTGCGTGTCAGATTCTGACACACCGCAAGGAAACCAGCAAAGAAGGGAGGTCGCAGAAGAATGGCAGGACAACGACAGCCGATCGCGCTGGTGCAGGCAAAAGGAAAAAAACACCTGACAAAAGCAGAAATTGAAGAACGTCAGCGAACAGAAGTGAAAGCGGCTGCGGATAAAGTGACAGCACCGCAATACTTATCGCCGACACAGAAAAGAACCTTCAAAAAAATCGTGAAGGAACTTCGTGCGATTGACCTTATATCAAACCTTGATGTTGATGCACTTGCAAGACTGGTCATCGCACAAGAAAAATACATCGCAGTCACGCAAGAACTGAACAGACAACCGATCATGGTGGAAATTGAGATCGCAACAAAGCAGCTGGATGAATACGGACAGCCAGTGAAGATCAGAAAAGAAGTCGTGAACGGAGAAGTGGAAAGACTTGCGCTACTTCAAGACAGATATTTCAAACAATGTCGTCAGGGGGCTGCGGACTTCGGACTGACAGTGTCAAGCCGCTGTCGCCTTGTAGTACCAAAAGCAGACAAGGAAACGCCGAAAGAAAACAAGTTCGCGAAATTTGCATAAGGCGAACGCATGACAACAGATAGAACTACACAATACGCGCTGGATGTCCTTGCGGACAAGATTGTTGCTGGCGATCTGGTCAAAGCAGCATGTCAAAGACATATAGACGACATGAAAGCGGCTGAAGCTGCGCCATATCGCTATTACTTTGATGTTGAAGAAGCTGAAAGGATCATTGACTTCGCAGAAACACTGACCATTGCGGAAGGCGAAGAAGAACAGCCAGTGACAGCATATCCGTTTCAGTGCTTCATTTTGGGAAGCCTGAACGGATGGAGAACTAAAGACGGACATCACAGACGATTCAGAACCAGTTATATACAACTGGGACGACAGAACGGCAAGTCATTCCTGAATGGTATTCTGGCGGCTTATTACGGCAATTTTGACAAGTACAAATATGGTCAGATTTACTGTACGGCTACAAAAAAAGATCAGGCAATGATTGTCTTCAACGAAATTGTGAAGTTCATAAATTCTGACAGCGATTTGTCGGAGTGCTTCAAGATTCACGAACACAATTCAACGATTGACTGCAAGATCACACACAGCAAGATCAAGGCACTGTCAGGCGACACGAAGTCGATTGACGGCTTCAGACCATATCTGGGAATCGTGGACGAATATCACGCCCACAAAGATGATCAGATGTACAAGCTGCTCGAAGGCGGTATCAAGAAAATGAAGTCGGCACTGATCAGTGTGATCACGACAGCAGGATTCGATCTGAAATCGCCGTGTTTTGCACTATATGAATACTGTGTGAAAGTCCTGAAGGGCGTTGCAAGTAATGATTCACAGTTCATCTACATCGCGCAAATGAATGAATCTGACGATATGTGGACACCTGAAAACTGGATCAAGGCGAACCCGATTCTGGAATATGACAGGGACGCATTGCAGAACATGATCCCGATTGCTGCAACAGCGAAGGAAATGGGAGGATCAACACTGCGCGACTTCATCGTCAAGCAGCTCAACATGTGGATTCAGTGGACGAATGATGTCTATATCAAGGACATGGATGTCTGGACAAGGGCAGCAGTCAGGAAGACGCTGGCTGACTTCAGAGGTCAGAAGGCTTATGTCGGACTTGACCTGTCATCAGGCGGCGACTTGACATCAATCGCAATCGTGATCCCATTCATGCGCGGCGAAGACAAATGTTACTTCGTACACGCACACAGCTTCATTCCGAAAAGGAGAGTTGAAGAACACATAAAGACGGATCGCGTGCCGTATGACCTATGGATCAGACAGGGGCTTGTAGAAGTCACTGAAACAATGGGCGGTGTAAAAACAGACTATAAGTACATAATTGCGTACTTGCAGAAGATCGTGAAGCTGTATGAATTGGATGTGCAGTGGATTTGTTACGATCCGCACAATGCTTCAGCATTCCTGACAGACTTGGAAGCACTGGGATTTGACAGTATCGCAGTGAAACAGTCGGCAAGAGAATTGAACGATCCGACAGTTGACTTCAGGCTGGAACTGGAAGCAGGGCATGTCGAACATGACGGAAGCGAAGCAACAAAGTGGTCTATTGCGAACGCAAAGACGACTTCAAACAGCTTCGGGGAAATAAAAATTGATAAAGAATACGCAACAGAGCGAATCGACATCGTGGATGCAATCATTGATGCATGGATGATGGCAATGAAGGGCGAAATCAAGCCAGATGTCAACAGATACCTTGATATTTGGTTTGCAGGAACAGAGAAATTGCGACAGAAGGGAGGTGCGCAAGGTTGAACATGTGGAAAACACTGAACAAAGGAATTATGAAAGCATTCGGAATGAATATTGAAACAGATACAGCAACACTGAATGATGAATCGTTTCTGGAATGGGTTGGGATTAAGCGCGACAGTGAAAGCAAGAAGCCGACATCTGACGTGACATACTTCACTTGTTTGAAAATGATGTCAGAAACAGTCGCGAAAATGCCATGGAAGTTATACCAGAAAACAAACAAGGGCATCAGTGAGCCGATAGACAACGACATTGCAAGGCTTATGAAGCAGCGTCCGAACCCTTTTATGACACCGACAACCTTCTGGAACGCTGTAGAAATGAACAGAAACCATTATGGGAACGCATATGTCTATGTACGCAGGAAATTCAAGCGCAAGAAATATGGTGGAGAATATAAAGCACTGGACATGTGGATCATGCCATCGGACAGGGTGCAGATCATAGTTGACGACAAAGGCATTTTCGCAGGCAAAGGGAAAATCTGGTACTTGTACAGTGATGAATATTCAGGCGAACAGTACATATTCAGGACGGAAGATGTCTTGCACTTCAAGACTTCACACTGCCTGAACGGAATAGTCGGACTACCAGTGCAATACATCTTGAAGCAGACAGTTGAAGGCGTGATTGAATCACAACGCTTCCTGAATAATTTGTACAAAAACGGATTGACAGCGAAAGCGGTGCTGGAATACACAGGCGAACTGAATGAAGATGCAGCCACAAAGCTGCGACAGACTTTTGAACGCTTCGGAGCAGGAAGCCAGAACACAGGCAAGATTCTTCCTGTGCCACTGGGAATGAAGCTGACACCACTGGATATTAAACTGACAGATTCACAGTTCATCGAGTTGAAGAAGTATTCTGCGCTTCAGATTGCAGCAGCGTTCGGAATCAAGCCGAACCAGATCAACGACTATGAAAAATCATCATACAGCAATTCGGAAATGCAGCAGCTGTCATTCTATGTGGACACAATGCTTTTCGTACTGAAGCAGTACGAAGAAGAAGTGAACTACAAGCTATTATCGGATGACGAAACGGAAGACGGACTGTACTTCAAAATGAATGAAAAAGTATTGCTTCGTACCGACAGCAAGACACAAATGGAAATCCTGAAAGAAGGAATCAACAACGGCATCGAAACAGTAAACGAAGCCAGAAGAAAACTTGATTTGATGGATATGGAAGGCGGCGACACATTGATTGTAAATGGAACTTATGTGCCGTTGACGAAAGTAGGGGCAGCATATGACAAAGCTGAAGAACAGGACACTGAAGAAAACAGCGATCCTGACAATCCTATAAATGAGCCAAACACAGAAGGCGGCGAAAATACGGATCAGGATGAACAGGAGCAGGAAACAGCCGAAACGAATGAACCTGACACCGATCAGGAAGGAGGGGAAGAAGATGGCGAAGAAAATGAACTTCACAAGAAGAAATCGAACGAAAAGAACGATTGAAAATGTCGGCTTCATGCAGATCAAAGACGCGGCAGCAGGCGGCGTTGAACTGTACATATACGGCGACATTGTATCTTCGGCGTGGGACAAGTGGACATCAGAAGACACCTGTCCACAGGACATCACAGACTTTCTGAACGGCATTGACAACAATGCAGAACTGACAGTGTACTTCAACAGCTGTGGCGGCGATGTATTCGCAGGAATTGGCATATACAACATTTTGAAACGCCACAAAGGACATATCACAGGCATTGTGGACGGAATTGCAGCGTCAATCGCATCCGTGATCCTTATGGCGTGCGATGACATTGTCGTGTCAACAGGCGCACAGATCATGATTCACAAACCGCTGACAATGGCGTGGGGCAATGCAGACGACTTCGCGGCGGTTATAAGCCAGCTTGACAGCTGTCAGCAGATGATCACAGACATCTACATGACAAAAGCAAAGGAAGGCGTGACAGCAGACCAGCTTGAAGAGCTGATCAATGCAGAAACATGGATGTCGGAAAGCGAAGCATCAGAGTGTCGCGCTTCAGACTATTTCAACATCAAAGTGGATGAATCAGCGGAAGCAGTCGCAGCATGTGTCGGCTACATGATAGACAGATTCAAACATGCGCCAGCAGGAATGAAGACTGAAACAGCTGAAGACATCGAAGCAAGACAACAGCAGGCAGACGAAACAGAAGAAATTCTGGGCGATCTGTATATGTATGGAATTTAAAAAAACGGAGGAAAAGCAATGAGCAAAGAAGCAAGAGCGTTATTAAAAAAGATCAACGACAAAAAGAACGCAATCAAAGCCCTTGTGAATGAGGGAAAGACAAAGGAAGCAAAGGAAGCAAAAGCAGAACTTTTGGACATGCAGGATCGTTTCAACATCCTTATGGATTTAGAGGATGACGAGGACGAGAACATCAAAGACCAGCTTGACAAGGACGAAGCGACAAGGGTTGAAGGAAAAGACAAAGCACCTTCAAAGAAAGACATTGCGCGTGCATTTGTCAATCGTATTGTCTGCGGAATGCGCAAGACAAAAATGGACGAGAAAGACAAGAAGATCATGGATGCAATGTCGGAGAAGACAGACGAGGACGGCGGATTCACAGTCCCACAGGACATTCAGACAGACATCCACGAATTAAGAAGGACAGATGACGACCTTGAACAGTATGTCAATGTTGAGCCTGTCAGCACACTGTCAGGAAGCAGAGTGCTTGAAAAAGATGCAGATTCAACACCGTGGGACGATGTAGACGAAGCAGCAGAGTTCGGAGAGGAAGAAACACCAAAACTGCGACAGATCAAGTACAAGATCGGCAAGAAGGGCGGCATCCTGAAAGTAACACGCGAACTTCTTCAGGACACAGCGGAAAACATTCTGGGCTTCCTGAATAAGTGGATCGCGAAGAAGTCAAGAGCCACAAGAAACGCTGCGATCCTGAAGAAACTTGCAGAGATTACAAACGCGAAAGAAGTTGCAATCAGCACTGTGGACGATCTGAAGACAGTATTCAATGTAACACTTGATCCAGCGATTGCAGCGTCTTCAATCGTTCTGACAAACCAGTCAGGATTCAACTATCTTGACACATTAAAGGATGAACGCGGCGACTACATTTTGCAGCCAGATGTCACAGACAAAACAAAGATGCTTCTTTTTGGTGTATATCCGATCAAGAAGGTCAGCAACAAAGTTTTGAAGAATGTCGAAGTGAAGGCTGATGGAAGCAATGTGTCAGCGTACAAGTACCCACTTTATATGGGCGACTTGAAGGAAGCAATCACTTTATTTGACCGCGAGAAGATCAGCATCGAACTTTCAACCGAAGCTGGCGATTTATGGGCGAAAGACCAGACAGGAATCAAGGTGCGTGACAGATTCGATGTGCAGGCATTTGATGAAGAAGCAGTCATCAAGGGAGAAATCACAGTTCCTGTTGCTGGTTAATGGCAGCAGGCTTCAGGAGAGGAGGAAAAGACATGGAATTGGAAGAACTGAAAGCATATTGTCGTATCGACTATGACGATGACGATGAAGTGATCAAACTGATTTATGCAGCAGTGCTGGAAGAAATGACAGACCTGATCAAAGACTTCAATCCTGAAGCACTCACGAACCGCCAGAAGTTATTGATCTGCATGTACGTCAAAGAAGCCTACGACAACAGGGACAGAACAGCACCAACAGACGACAAAGTCAGATTCGCGGTGCAGTCGATGATGTTGAAAGAAAGGTTGAAGTGATATGTCAAGCGCAAGGATCAAAATATACAAATATCAGTATGGGAAAGTTGATGGAAGGCGAGTGGAAGCAGAACCGATCTTGTATCACGAATGCTGGTGCGAGATCGGCAGCCTTTACGGAAAAGAACTGTACAAGGCAATAGAAATCAGACTTGAAGACACAATCGTGTTTGACAAGGTCAGGTATTGCAAAAAGGTCAAAGAGATAGCAGCACACCTGAAGGACTACTTCGTGGAGTACGAAGACGAAAAATACAATATTTTCGCAAGGGACTTCAGACAGAATGACAAGCAATATGTACAGCTGAAGGCGAACCGCGTTACATAGATGTGTCAGATTCTGACACGGAAAGGAAACAGCATGAAAGTGACTTTTGAATTTGAAGGACTGAAAGAACTTCAAAACAGACTGGAAACGCTTGCGAGCGATTCAGAAATCAGAAAGACAAACAAGCAGATATTCCAGCGTTCTGTTGATTATACCGAACCACGAATGAAGGCGGTTATGGCAAGGTCAGCAGACAATTCAAAGTCAGGAAAGAAGGGATACAGACCTTCTGGACACGCTGCGGATAATATCCCAACGAAAGCGACAACAAAAGGCGGCGAAGTCGGCTGGACGCTTCTGGGCGATGCTGAAAATTGGTTTTACATGAAATTTGTAGAGTGGGGGACTACAAAGCAGCCCCCACAAGACTTCCTTTACAACACAATGGAAGAATGCCGCGGACAGTGGGACACGATAGCGGAACAGGAATATCAGAAGTTATTGAATGAAAAGCTGGGAGGATGACACATGGACATTGTGAAGAAGACACTGGATGCGCTTGCAGTGCTGGAAGCAGAAGGAATCACAGTGCAGCAGGGCTGGTATGACGCAGACATCAAGGGACTGCATGTGACTGTGTGGAATCTGGGGGACTACGGCGGCGAACATTCGGACGACGACGAAGAAGTCGAGATTGCAGCAGTGCAAGTGTGCATCTGGTCAAGCACAGATCAAATCAGGTTAAAAAAGAGAATCAAGCGACTTATGAAAAAGGCAGGATTCGCATTCATGGGCGCAAATGACAACCTTGAAACAGATACAAAAATATTTATGAATGCCGCAAGGTTCATGGCGGCAGAAGAAGCAGAACAGGAGGACGAAGAAGAATGAGTGAAGCAGGAAAGCAGCAGATCATCAGATCAAGAACAAAGTCGTTTCGTGACATCTATGTCGCACCAGTAACACAGAACGATGCGACAGCATACGCAGCAGGCACACCAGTCAAACTTGCGCGTGCTATTTCGGGAAAAGTGTCTGACAAGTTCAGCGTTGAAAAGATTTACAGCGATGACGGAGTGGAGGACACAGTTGAAACCTACGAAGGAACAGATGTGGAGTTTGAAGTCAATTCCCTTGCACCACAGGACAAAGCAATGTTATTCGGTCACTTATACGAAAAAGGCTGGCTTGTAAAAAACAAGGACGACAAAGCACCTGAAGTCGCTGTCGGATATAGAGCAAAGAAGCTGAATGGCAAATATGAATTTGTATGGCTTTATGTCGGAACATTCGGACAGGGATATGATGACAACTATCAGACACAGGAAGACAAGGTCACAACACAGACAGCAACGTTGAAGGGCAGCTTCTACGAACGTGCATGTGACGGAAACTTTGAAACACAGGTTGACGAAAGCAACCTTCTGGCAGAACACACGGACGCAGCAGCAGCGATCAAAAACTGGTTCGGAAAGGTACAAGAGCCAACAGAAGCAGCGTAAAAGAACAATAGGAGGGCGAACACATGAAACATGAAGTAATTATCAACAACAAAAAGTATGAAATGCCGAAGATGGATGTTGACACATACATGGAATACCTTGAGATCAGGGACGACATCATGGGAACTGAAAAGAAGAACGGACTGTATACAGCCACGCAGTTCCGAAAGATGATGGACTGCATCTGCATGGTATACGGCAACCAGTTCACTGTTGACGAGTTGAAGGACAAGGACACAGGACTGGGCGTGGCTGCAATTATCATGGAATTTGCGTCAATAGAAACATCATTAGGCGATGAGGTCAACGCAAAGGTCGAGAAGTTACAAGAAAATTTTTCAAATGGCAAATAATACCCGAACTGACACTGATCTGCAATGAAAAAGAATACATATGCGCATCAGTGTCGGTTGAAAAGTACAGAGCATACACAGAACTAATGGAAAAGAATGGCGGCGATGATGTTGCATCGGCTTTTCAGTTCAATGCGGCAATTATGAAAATGGTCTTCGGAATATCCGAAAGGGAAGTGCTGAAGGCAGATGTCGCAGAACAGCTGGCGACAGCAAAAATGATTCATTTTGTGATGCAAGACATCATCACACCGAAGTTCCTTGAATTAAACCCGAACAGACCAGATGAAGTCGAACAGGAGAAGTCAGCATTCGATGATTATGACGAAGAAAACGGCTACAACGAAGCTGAAAAGCAACTGGACGAAGAAAACATCTGGAAAGTGTGCCGCGACAATGTGGACAGGGTTGTAAAGCTGTGTATAAAAGGACTGAACGATTCACTTTCAAATGTTATGAAGTCGGATATTATAAGCCTTTTGGATCATGTGGCGTTCGAGATCAAGACCATCAACGAAAAGTGATGAAAGGAACGTGCATACATGGCGCAGGCATCAATCAAGATCGGTGCTTCAATGTCAGAATATCAGTCGGCTATGAAAGCGGCGGTCGCAAGCATGAAAGAACTGTCGTCACAGTACAGTCTTGCTGCTGCGAATGCCAAACTGTACGGCACGAAATCTGACGCGTTAAAGGCGAAGATCAGCGAACTTACACAGAAAATGGATGTCCAGAAGACAAAAGTCGCGGATTGTAAAACACATTATGAAACGCTGACAACACGACTGGACAACAACAAGAAAAAAAGCGAAGAACTGAAGACGAAAGTCGCAGAACTGTCAAAAGCCTATGAGGAAAGCAAGGAAGCGACTGGCGAAAATTCAGAGGAAACAAAGAAATTAAAAACAGAACTGGACAAAGCGGAAAAGCAGCTGGCAACAACCGAAGCACAAACAATGAAGTATGAAGCAGCAGTGAAGAAACAGGGCGCAGCAGTCACACAGGCTGAAGCTGACCTTGCGAACATGGAAGTGCAGCTTCGTGATGTCAATGCGGAACTTGCACGCCAGAAGTTCGATGAATACGCGGAAAAGGCTGGAAAAGTCGGACAGGCAGTGCAGACAGCAGGACAGCACATGATGAAGGTCACAGCCGCGATCGGCGGCGTGGCAGCGGCATCAGTAACAGTTGCAGCAAACTTTGAACAGCAAATGTCAAAAGTGCAGGCGATCAGCGGAGCAACAGCAGAGGACACAGACAGGCTGACAGAATCAGCGCGTCAGTGGGGGCGTGATACAAAGTATTCAGCAACCGAAGCTGGCGAAGCGTTTGAATATATGGCACTTGCAGGCTGGAAAACGGATGACATGCTGGAAGGTATTGGCGGCATCCTGAATCTGGCAGCAGCATCCGCGATGGACTTGGGAACAGCGTCAGACATTGTTACAGACTATCTGACAGCGTTCGGATTATCGGCAAAGGACGCAGGAAAATTCGCAGACGAAATGGCTTATGCAATGAGCCATTCAAACACAACAACCGAAGCACTCGGAGAAGCATATAAAAACTGCGCTGCGACAGCTGCTTCAATGGGATATTCAGTGGAAGAAACAACAGCAGTCTTGATGACAATGGCGAACGCTGGTGTCAAAGGCGGCGAAGCAGGAACAGCCCTGAACGCTATTATGACAAGACTTGCAACAGACACAAAAGGCTGCGCAACCGAACTGGCAAAGTATGGCGTTGAAGTGTACGATGCGCAGGGCAACATGAACAGCCTGTCAAGCATACTGACAGGAGTGCGCGGCGTATGGAACAATTTGACAGATGAACAGCAAGCGAACCTTGCAAAGACAATCGCAGGAACGAACCAGTTTTCTGCATTGCAAACAATCATGTCTGGCTTGTCAGATGAAGCGATTGCAAGCGGAATGTCCTTCAGTGATTATGCCGAAGCATTACAGAATTGTGACGGCACTGCATCCGACATGGCGGCAACAATGCAGGACAACTTGCTGGGAAGACTGACACAGCTGAAGTCGAAGCTGGAAGATGTCGGAATAACTATCGGCAACTCACTTATGCCATTCATGGAAAAGGCAGTGGCAAAGATTGGAGAACTTGCAGACAAGTTCGCAGCATTAAGTCCACAGCAGCAAGAAACGATCCTGAAGATCGCAGGCGTTGTGGCTGCGATCGGACCTTTGCTGACGATAGTCGGAAAAGCTATCAGCGTATCTGGACAGTTATCATCAGGGATTGGAAAAGTTGTCGGCAAGTTGGCGACAATGGGAACGACAGCATCAGGAGCAACAGGCGGCATGGCTGTCCTGAAGGGCGCACTTGCAGCAATCACATCGCCAGTCGGAATTGCGGTCGCTGCGATCGCAGCAATCACAGCAGTCATAGTGACGCTGTGGAACACGAACGAAGACTTCAGAAACAGAATCACGGAAATCTGGAATAGAATCAAAACAGTGTTCACAGAGTTCGGACAGCACATCACTGACAAACTCAATTCACTGGGCTTCGATTTTGAAAACTTCGGGGAAGTGGTCAAGGCGATATGGGAAGGCTTCTGCAATGTGTTAGCACCGATCATCGAAGGCGTGTTCAATAACATCGCGATATTTATTGAAACAACGCTGAATGTGATCACTGGCGTGTTTGATTTGTTCGTGTCGTTATTCACAGGCGACTGGTCAGGGGCTTGGGATGCAGCAAAAGGAATTTTTGAAAGTGTATGGAATGGGCTGAAGGAATATATCAGCAATATCCTGAACACAATCAAGGGCGTTCTTGACGCTTTTCTGGGCTTATTTGGTACTTCATGGGATGAAGTATGGAATAGCATCAAGACAACATTTGAAAACATCTGGAATGGCATTGTGTCATTCTTCACAGGCATACTTGACGGAATAAGGAACGCGGTAACAACAGCATGGACAGCAGTAAGCACGACAATTTCAGATGTGCTGACAGGAATCTGGAACACAGTCAGCAATATATTCACGACAATCAGGGACTTTGTATCAACAGTCTTTGAAACAATCAAGAATGTGATCACAGTTGTGATCATGGCGATTGCGGAATTTTTCAGCGCAGCTTTTGAAATCCTGACAGTTCCGTTCCGATTCATTTGGGAGAACTGCAAAGAAACAATTATTTCAATCTGGGATGCAATCAGCACAAAGATACAGACAGCAATCACGTTTGTACAGAATATTATCACGACAGTGTGGAACGCGGTCAGCAGTGTATTTTCAACAGTCTGGAATGCAATCAGCGGCGTGATCACGACAGTGTGGAACGCAATCAGTACCAGAATACAAACAACATTGCAGACGATCCAGAACATCATCACGACAGTGTGGAACGCGGTCAGCAGTGTATTTTCAACAGTCTGGAATGCGATCAGCACGACAGTGTCAACAATCGTGAACAACATCAAGAACACGATCACGACAGCGTTCAATGCGGTCAAGACGACTGTCAGCAGCATATTCAACAGCGTAAAGTCAACGGCGACATCAGTCTGGAATGCAATCAGCAGCACGATCAGCAGCGTTGTGAACGGCATCAAGAACACAGTAAGCAATGTATTCAACAGTGTGAAGTCAACAGTCAGCAATGTATTCAACAGCATCAAGTCAACGGCAACATCAGTCTGGAACGCGATCAAGAATGCAATCACGACACCGATCAACGCTGCGAAGAATGCAGTGCATAATGCAATCGAAGCGATCAAGTCGAAGTTCAACTTCAGCTGGTCACTTCCGAAGCTGAAATTGCCGCACCCGAAGATCACAGGCAGCTTCAGCCTGAATCCACCTTCGGTGCCACATTTTTCGATAGATTGGTACAAGAATGGTGCGATTATGAATGATTCAATGATCTTCGGAATGAACGGAAACACGCTGCTTGCTGGTGGAGAGCCAGAAACAGGCGGCGAAGCGATCCTTCCACTGAAGCCATTCTATCAGGAATTAAACACAATGCTTGATGAAAAGCTGAAAAAGATTGAATCAGGAACAAACGTGAAAGTTGAAAGCCACACATATATTGATGGCGAAGAAATCGCAAGCAAAACATACACGAAAGTGGACGAACAGCTTGTGGAAGATAAAAGGAAAGGAAGGTAAGGCAGCATGAAAGTTAATGGTATAGACGTAAGGAAATACAATGCGAAGCAGCTGACAGCCGAAGTGCTGCCACCTTCGCTTGCTGTCGATTATGAGATTGTAACAGGCGCGATCCTTCCGACAGAATTTGAAACAGACATAGAACTTGGAAAGCTGAAGTTGTGCATGTACTTCAGGGGCAAAGATAGAAACAGCCTGATCAGGAAGATGTCAGCATTTCTGGAAAACTTCACAAAGTCAAGCGTGCTGGAAGTGGACGGCTACAAAGGAAGGTTCAAAGCCTACACAGCAAGCAGCGACTATTCAAAGATGAAAGTGAAGACCAGATACCAGCTGAACATCGTTCTTGACGGCTATTTTTTTGATGACGAATTAAATCTGGAATATGACGGAATCACACAGACAACGATTGACCGACAAGGGACACGAAAAGCACCAGCAATCATTGAAGTCTATGCAAAGAAAGCGTTGAAGAATTACACAATCAGTGGGTTTGAAGATGACATCATCGTGGAGCAGCTGGCAGCAGGACAGACAATCATCATTGACGGAGAAGAAGGACGCATCACGAACAATGGCGCGGACGCATTCGGAAGTGTTGACTTGTGGAAATTTCCAGCAATCACGCAGCAGCAAACAGCCTTGAAGTTTTCAAATACAGATGCAGTCGTTCGGATCAGGTACAAGCCTATGTGGATATAAGGAGGAAGACAGATGCAGATTTTCAATGACAAAAAGCAGCGTGTCGGAATCCTGAAGGGCTTCAAAGGTCGCAAGATCGTGAAGACGCTTGATTCAGGAGACAAGGAACTGACTTTCAAATATCCTTCGGACGGAAAGCAAGTTGACCTTCTGAAAGAAGAATACTACATCAGGACGAAAGAAGACGAATATGTCATCAGAAAAAGAAAGACAGGCGCACAGTTCAACGAGTACACAGCACAGCTGAATGTCGAAGAACTGGAAAGCGCGGTCTTCCCTTATGGATTTGAAAGCAAGGAACAGACGATCAGGGCATGTCTTGAATTTGCTTTTGAAGGAACAGGATGGAAGGTCGGCGTGTGCCAGATCACGAAGAAAAGGACAATCAACAAGGACGAAGAAACAACCGCGTGGAACGTCCTTCAGGATTGCTTGTCAACATATCGTGTTGAATGCAAGATCAGAAGTCTTGAAAAGACAGTTGACATATACGAACAGATCGGAGCAGACCGCGGACGATATTTCATCGAAGGGCTGAATCTGAAAAAACTGACAGTGACTTCGGACACATATGATTTTTATACAAGATTGATCCCACTGGGCAAAGATGGAATCGGAATAGAATGGCTT